TAGAAGAAGTGCTGCTTCTTCAGCAACCAGTGCTGGCACATCTACTTCATCTCAACTTGTGCAGCAAACTAAAGCAGCAGCACAAGCACGACAGCAAGTTAGAGATGCACAAGTTACTGCCATTAAACAAACACAATTGGCAGCAGCAGCACAAACAGTAAGAATGAGACAATTGAGTCAGGACTCTCAGAGAGCAGTTGCTGATGCTCAAACTGCTGCTAATAATAAGCAACCACAAGTCGTTGCTTCGGGTGGATCTCATGCACAAAGTCTTGTTAATAGACTGGGATCAGAAAACAATTTACTAAAGTCAAGAACCTAAGATAATGGCAATTAATAGAGAGTCTTCAAACGATACCGCAATCCGTCTTCGTATTAAACGAGACGGAAAGTATGTTGCCAACAAAAATGGTGCAACAGATCTTCAGGATTTTGTGATGGCATGTACTGTGCAAGAAGGTATTGATAGTGCTGCTATTCAGGCACAGATTGTCATTCAAGATAGTGCTGGACTAATCAACACTCTTACTGGAAGTGAGTCTTGGGAAATTCTATTCCAAACTGGTAATAATGAAGCAGTATATAATTTGTATGCATACAATATTGATAGTAGGGCAAGAAATGGTCAGTCAGAAGCATACATTGTTGAATGTGTTTCTATTGAATTTTTAGTCAATGAAGCTACAAATATTTTTGGATCTGCCAAAAAACTATATCAAAAGGAATTGAAGTCCAAGAATATTGTAGAAAAAATTCTAAAGGAAACTATTGGCACAAGAAAGAGTGTATTTGCGGAAGACTCTAAAAACAATCATAACTTTATTGCAACAAATTGGAGAGCATTTGATACTATCTACTGGTTAGCGCAAAAATCTGTAAGAAGTAAGAGTCCTGGAAATAATCCTCAAAATGGATTCTTATTCTTTGAAAATAGATTTGGATATCACTTCAAGTCTGTGGATATGTTGATTGATGAAATTAATCAACAGTCTTATAGTGGTAAATCTAATAATAAAACTGGTAAAGCGATACTATACAAATACACATATAGTCAGAAAAAGAGTGGTGATGAAGGAAATGATGACATGAGAATTGATAGCATTTCCTTCCCTGAAGATAGAAATTATCTAAGCAGATTAAGAAACGGATCTTACACTGGATGGAGTGCTGCTTTCGATCCAAGTGACTTTGCAAATTCTAAACTATCTCAAGATACTTTCGCTGCATTGCAGTACAACATGTCTAATAATGATGGCATCTGGAAAAGTATGAGTCATCTTGGTGGAGGAAAGAATCCGATAGAATTTTATGGCAATGACATCAAAAAGTTAATGTCAACACCAAAAAGGATTAGGTATGGTGTGATGCCAAATCGAATTTATGAAAATACCAAAACAACTAATGCAAGTCAGGCAAAAACACAGTATAATGAGTTGCCTTATCTTCAGTCTTATCAACATCTAAGAATTGAATCACTAAAATCAATTCAATTACTTGTCAACATTCCTGGAAATTTAGATCTCTATTGTGGGTATGGGGTTGAAATTGATATTCCAATGACCCGTCCCAAAGGAGATAAAATTGAAAGGGATAGAAAATATAGTGGAAAGTATTTGATTTCTGGTATACGACACAAGTATGATGGTAGATCACTGACAACAGAAATGTTGCTGTATAAGGATTCTATTCCCAAATCATAAATAATACTGTATTAGGAGGATACAATGGAAAGTATCGAAAAGCATATTGAGGCGGACAAACAAGAACTTGAGAATCCTAACATTTCACCTCAACGTCGTCGCCATATTGAAGGCGAACTAGAAGAATTAGAATCATACGCAGAGCGTCATCCAGAAGATCATCATGACCCCACACCTCTGGAACTATACTGTGATAACAACCCATCTGCTTTAGAATGTAAAGTCTATGATGACTAATTTTGAAGAATACCTTCTAGGTCTATATGATAATAAAACTCAAGCACAATCTCATCCTACAGAATTCGCTCAGGTTTATATTCTGTGGGAGAAGATTGATGGTGGGTATCACTCAAAAAACTACTACAGATCTGACGGTCCAAGTAAACCATATCGTGAAAGATATCACAAATTGGTTGAAATTGATGAGACCACAGTTATCGTAGAAAACTATCACACAGACTGGACAAGATGCGAAGGTTGTGATATGATGTTTACATTCGATGGTCAGGCATGGCACGGCAATCTCGTTTCTGATAATTGTTTTGTCAGAGATGGGGTGCGTGTCAAACCTGAAATTCATCTAACTAAAACTGGTCTAGATAGTAAAGATCAGGGTTTTGATTCTGACGGAAACATGGTATTTGGCAGCACCCTGCTATACCGTTTCAAACGAGGGCGATTAACTCAGCGGTAGAGTGGCCTCCTTACAAGTGGTAAGTCACTGGTTCGAATCCAGTATCGCCCATCCAATCCTAAAAAAATAATAAAAAATCTCCAAATTGTCAAGGATCTCTGATAAAATACTATGGTCAACGATAGGAGATTATGACTCTTCCATCTCACGGTAAAAAACTCGATTCTAACGAAATCTACAGCATTGAAAATGCCGTAAAAGAAGGTGGCATTCAACAAATCCATCCCGAAAAAATGGAAGCATTTGCTGAAGAATTGGTATCTCGTCTAAAAGGTGCAGGCACACATTGGCGTCAAAGCAACCCTATGGACGACTAAATAAATTTGGAAAAACATCCTATGTAAAATGAGCGTTGACGGTATTATTAATGAGCAATATACCAACTTCTTAGGTAAAGATGGTTTTTACTGGTGGGTTGGTGAAGTTGAAGATAATGAAGATCCTCTTCTATTGGGTAGAGTAAAAGTCAGAGTATTAAATTACTACACCGACCCTAAAGGTGGCAGTGCTAGCAATCTCCCTACCGAGGATCTTCCTTGGGCAACTGTGCTCCAAGGTACCGATCAAGCAGGTAATGATGCCCAAGGACATTCTTCTGGTCAATTACAACCAGGAGCAATTGTCATGGGTTTCTTTATGGATGGTGAAAGTGCCCAGATGCCATTGGTTATGGGTGTTATTAGAATCAATAAAGGATCTACTGATGAGAAAAAGAGATTCCTTTTTACTAGGGAAGAAATGGATGCAAATACTGCACCAAATCCATCTCTTGCTGGAGTCGGTGAAACAAACACAACTAAATCTAATAATAGAAAGGTAGATCGAAATACTGTTATTATCCCTGGTGATGGTCAAGCACCAGGAAATAGTGGATCACCACATAATATTGCAAATGCATCTGGTGTTAATGGATCCAGCACAAACTCTCAGAAACCAAGGATTCCACCCAGAAATAATCCAATTCCTGCAGCAAATGGAGTTGCTGGTCCTTGGAAAACTTTAGAGTATGAATTGAATTACTTAATTCAAGATTTGGTTGATACTGCTAGTAGTTTGGTGAAGGGGGAAAATGGTGATTTTCTCGATGTATTTGAAAATAAAGTAGTAACAGCACAACAATTAACTGCAAAACTTAAAAACTTTCTTAGTGCTGTTTTTGCACAAGTTGTTTCTGCAATCAGACTTCAACTTGATGCGTTGATTCAACAAATTGAATCTGGAAGTTTTATTGCATCTTTTCTTGGAATTCCTGGCACAACATTTGCAATTATTCAGAGTGCAATTCAGGCAATTTTGAGTTTGATTTGTGGCATTGATGAGCAATTGAAAGGATTTATTAGCAATCCAATTGGTAGCATCTTGGAGATCGTTAATAATCTGATTGATGGTGTTATTGATAAAGCAGCAGCATTTGTTGGCGGAGTGCAGAGTGTTATCAATGGCATCTTTTGTGCTGTTGAATCTGTCCTCTCATCTGTGCTTAATGTTATTTCTAGCGTTAAGGATATCGTTGCTGGTGTTGGTCAGGCAAAAGAAATTATTGAAAGTTGGCAAAAAGGATCTGAAATTTTTGCAGAGGGTTTCGATATTTCCAAACTGAATATTGAAGGTCTAATTGATATTCTTTTACTGTTTGTATCATTTTTCGATCTTGGTTGTAATAGGACTGCTCATGGTGGTGAAGATGTTGTAGGATTTTACCCTTTCTTTGGCACCACGCTTTGTGATCCAGCATCATTATCACAAATTCCACTTGGAAATCCTAACGGAAGTTGTGCAACTGGTCTTGGATCTGGATTTATCGATTCATTCATGAGTGAGGCAGATCCATATCTAACTTCTGCTAAAAACTTTGTTAATGGTGCATATCAACTTCAACTTGGCACCCCAGGTAGACAGGCAACAATTACAAAGTCTGCTTCTGGCACAACTCATACATCTATTAAGATGAATAATGCTGAGTTGGCAAGACATAAGTCTGCATCAGCATATAGACAAGAACTTAAAAGAGAGAATCCAACTCTTACTAATGCTCAAGTTGAATCAAGAGTAGCAGAATACGTTAAAAAACAAACGAAAACTAGCACATCTTCTTCAGGATCTACGGAGCAGGGAAATACTACTGCTGATCACACTTCATATGCAGGCAATCACACTCAGGAAGTGCATGGTGATGATTGTAAGGTCATTGACAATGATTATGTCCGCACAATTGAAGGTGATTATCGCCTGAAAGTCACTGGAAATTGCCACCTTGAAGTTGGTGGTGGTTTCTTCTTAAATGCTAGTGGCGCACCAAGACAAGTAGATAAAAAGGGTAACGAAAAAGCGAATAGTGCAAAGATTCAAAAGCACACGTTAACATTTGGATCCGATCTTGACATAGTTGTCAACGGCGCTAATTTGAAAGCGCAAGCAACTGAGATGGATCTCAGTGGAAGACAATTTAAGATTGGCGGCAGTTCTTTTAAGAATACTTGCAAAACTCAGACATTATCTGGTGGTGAAGTTGTCATTAATGCAGGTAATGCATTCACTGTCAATACGACTACCCTGACAGAGAATATTAACTTCTTACCACCCAAAGGTATTGTTGCTTGTAGATTCTCTAACGTTGGTGGTCCTATTACTTTCACACAATCTCCTGCAGCAGCAGGTGGCACTCCACCATTTACAGTTACAACTCCTGGTCCATTTCTTGTGACTTGTGCTGCTGGTGGCGCATCATTTACAGTCGGTGCTGGTGCATTTAATGTTAATGTTGCTGCTGGTGCAATTTCTATGAAGGCAAGTCTTGCTGTTAGTTTAACTGCTGCTGGTGCCATGACACTCAAGGCAGGTCCAACCCTCATTGCAACGGCAGGTATCATCAAACTGAATTGACAAACTGGGGTCTTCCTGCTATACTACATAGGTAGTCAGGAGGCAACATGTCCGACAACCTCGCACACATTTTTGTTAATTTCTCAAAGCGCAAAGTCACCATCGTAGATGATGAAGGTTACGAGAAAGAAGTCCAATGGAAATGGGATCAAGAGGGTGCTGAAGGTTTTCACGAAACCATCTCAGACATTCAGGACATTGTTGACAACGACATGATTACCTATTGTTTTGCTGTGAAATGACTAACGAACCAATTAGAGTAACTGAAGCGGAAGCAGAGCAGTATCTTGAGTTTATGGTAGATATGTGTGAGCGCAATCGTTGCGTTTGGCGTATTGAGCGTCCTGATGGTGCTGCTGTAATTCTTGCTCCAGTTGTCCAGTCAGGTCCTCCAATTTCTAGTGAAGTTATGGATCAAGTTGAAGAATTCAAACGACAGTTTATGGAAGATAACGCTACGTCTTAACTCCTATATAACTTAACTTGCGAAAACGCGATGACCAATTACGACATGCTTGTTGATTCAATGGCACAGATCATCTATGAAGACGTTTATCAAAAAGAATGGAATGAAACAAGTGCTAGACAAACATCCAAAAAGCTGTTAGAATTGGTAGAGTCATTTCAGTCAAAACCCAAGT